CGGCGGAAACCGCTCTGAACGTTTTGTCGGTTGCACTTTCCGGCTCAAAAGAAACCGTCAGGGTTGTTGTTTTCCCTTTTGCCACCGTACCAGATGTCGGCGTCACCTTAATCGCAGTGACCGGCGTAATTTCGCTGCGTTCTTCCGCCACAGAAGGTTTACCCACGTTGGTCACTTTCACCGTACGGGTGATCACTTCCTTCGCCGTTACGGCCTTACCGATACTGCTGACCCAGCCACGGAACACATCCACCGTGCCATTTGGGAAACGGATTTTATAGGCCCGCACATCCCCGCTTTCAAACCAGCCTATAAGCCCTTTCTGACCTTCTTCTCCCGGTTTCCAGGCCAGCGTAAAACTGGTATCTCCTGCAGACTTCTGCCCCTGCCCGGTCGCGGTCCAGTCCGCGTCTTCATCATCCAGGTAGTTATCATCGTAGGGTTCTGCCGTCATCTCGCCCGGCGTCAGATCCTTCACCTTAGCCAGTCGCTGCCAGTCATCGTCTGACAACGGGTTTGCATAAGCATCACCCTTGCCGTTGTAAACCCACAGAGTGGTACCGGCACCTTTTACCGGCTCAAGGGGATTTGGTGTTGCCATATCGTCCTCACATCTCGTATGTAATGGAATAAGTCAGATCTGCAGAACTCCATAACGCCATATCGTCATCACGACGATACTCATAGCCCTGCGTAACCATCGTGGTAATCAGTCCTGCCAGTGCCGGGATATCGCTCATCACCGGATAAATCCGGGACTCCATCCACGCATCCAGCTCTGAATCCGGCACCTGAGCAGGCAGGAAAACTTCAATATGCAGCTCCGCCTGCCAGGTATCGCTGTCCAGCTCTTCGCCCGTGTATTCAGCGCCGGTGA